TGAGACATACCGATGTAGTTCTCAGAGGTGAGGTTGGTGGAGGTGTAGGCGTTTTGCCTAATAAATGCCTCCCCGTCTCTCACAGCGTCGTCATTCCAAAAAACTACATTTTTCTTTATAGTGTCATCATATATAACTTGATTTGATGCGGAACGACCGTAACTAACTATGTCGGAACTAACAGTTGCTGTGTTGCCAGATACAGTAATATCCCGCAGCCTACCCTCGTCACTTGCGCCAACATCTTGATACGTCACCAAGTGCTTCCCAGCCGCTGCGTCATAAGCCACCGCAGGGTAATTCATAGAAGAAGCAAAAAAGTTTGCACTTGCAGTAAAACTAATGGAGTTCCCGCTGATTGTTCCAATTCTGTATTTGCCGTAATTAGAACCGCTAATACTCCTGTAACAGACAAGAACTTTATTTTCAGCAATATCTACGCTCGTTCCAGACTGGTTCACAACGCTGCTTTCATATACAACGGGCGTTCCAAAAGACGCTGTTGTCCCACTTACAGAACCAACTGAACAATAACCATAATCTGACGCACCACCAGCGCCATATGTTACAACGATTTTATCGTTTACACTGTCATAAGTTGCAGAACCACTCTGCGGGTTTAAGTTGCTGCCTGTGTAACTAGACGCAGTGTTTAACGTAATTGTCGTCCCACTAATGTCTGCCACAATAGCTTCACCATGCTGCGATCCACTAACGTCACTATAAAGCAAAACCGTCTTTTGAACATTCTCAGCGTAAACAAGCATGAGAAGTGATAATTGCGTTCCTGAGTTGACCGCAACATCGCTGCCAAATGTGATTGATGAAGCCCCGACATCGCCGACCAGAACGCCGCCATCTTCTGCCGAATTGTTTCGCTTGTAGAATATAACTACTTTTTGCACCGATGGGTCATATGAAATAGCCATACTGCTGCGAATTGTTGATGTTGCCGTTGGTATGGTTGCAGGCGTTGACCAAGATATGGATGTACCCGTAATAGTTCCCAATACATAGTATGGCGTTCTTGATGAGAGTGTGTCTGCGTAAACCACAACTATCCGATTGGCACTTGGATCATATACACCGTTTTGTTTTGAAGTGCTACTAAACGTACCGCCAGTCATTGTCCCTGTTGATCCTGTTGCTTCTGAAGCACTCGTCTCAGCCACAACACTCACAGTCCCATCAGCGTTCACGATAACAGGCTTACCATTCGGCAGAGTACCAGAAGCCTTGGCTCGGTGAGTTCCCTCTGCAAGTTCAGGTATAGTTCTCATGCTTCTAGCCTTTCACGATCATCTTTGTTGCCGATATGGCTGTGCCAGCGAAGACACTTGGGTCTCCAGCGGTTGTGGTTAGTGTGCCATCCGTCTGGACGTAGTATGCCTGACCCGCAGTCAAACCTGATTGCCTGTCGTTTATCGCACCTTGCACATCAATCGTGGCCCCAGCGGTGTCAGGGTAGCCGTTGCTGGATAGGCCGATGTAGTTCTCGGCGGTGAGGTTGGTGGAGGTGTAGGCGGGTTGGAACACGTTAGACGTTCCATCGTTGCCGTCATTTAGGTCTCTATAGGCTATAACTACAACATTGCTTGTGGAGTCAAAAGCCAATGATGTTTCAAAAGCTCTAGTGCCTACTTCCACTAGCGACCCAAAACTTATAGTAGACCCCGAAATCTCTCCTACAGCAAGTTTGCTTGCATCGCCGTCAGAACCATCTCTGAAGAAAATAACAACCTTTCCAGCGTTACTGTCAAAAGTCATCTTCATATACTCAGAACTTCCAGAGTTGAACACTGTAGGCGTGGCGTCCCAAACCATATCCGTTCCACTAATAGTACCAAGAACCGCCGATCCGTAATTACTATTGTCAAGGTCTTTAAAAACAGCAGCAAATTTGTTATTAACATCGTCAAATGTCACAGCAGAATGCGTCGGACCAGCAGAAAACGTATGCACATTCCCAGCTGTTCCGTAACTTATAGATGTTCCGCTAACTGTAGCCACACGATACCGTAATTGAGTGGGGTGATCACTGTCTGTCCAAACTATTACTGTTTTGTTGCTCGTCGCATCATACGCTATCGACGTATAAACTCCTGAGTTACCGCTACTAAATTTTACAGGCGTCCCAAAACTGACAGATGTCCCGCTGACTGTAGCTGTAACTGCGTATCCTCTGTTGTTATCTGTAACACGTCTATAAGCAATAATTACTTTTTCACTGCCAGTGTCGTAGACAGAAGCAAACGGAACGCAGCTGGCACTTTCAAACTCTACGGCAGTTCCAAAGGATATGGACGTGCCGCTAACAGTACCCACTCTTGCATATCCACGACCGCTATCATTTGGGTTTCTATAAGCAATTAATAATTTTTCAGAAGCAGCATCATATGATATTGGCGCAACTACCTGTGTCTGGGAACCTGAGTCCCAAATAACGGGCGTTCCAAACGATATGGACGTGCCGCTTACGGTTCCGACAATTGCTTGACTTCTTCCGCCTTCTTGAAAAGTTATTACAACCTTATCGTTTGCTGCATCATACGCAACTTGTGTCAGCTCTGTTGTCCCTGTTTCAAAGTCAACAGCAGAACCCAAGGTTTGACTAACACTTGACCCACCAACAACACTCACAGTCCCGTCAGAATTAACTATAACAGGCTTACCATTGGGCAACGCACCACTGGCAATGGCGTTCAGCTTCCGTGCTTGTGTGCTGGGTGTACCAATGGTGCGCATATTATTATTCCTCGTCTTCGAGTGTCGGGTCTACCCAGTTGGGGTTCAGTGTCCAAGTCGTACCGTCGAAGAAATACTTGTTGCCAGTCCAATCGGCAGGGGCGTTGGTCACGTTGTCAGTGACGGTCACTGTGGTGCTGTTTAAGTCTCCAATGATGAACTGTGCAGGGTCGCCCACTGTGATGTTAGATGCGGTGCTTATTACCGTCACGTCATCAGCAAGAAGGTACTTGCTCAAGCCGCTGGATGTTTCAACGATGGTCTTCATCAGTTTAACCTTTCACGATAAGTTTAGTAGCCGACACGGCAGTGCCAGCAAAGACAGATGGATCGGCGGGGGTTTCACTCAACGTGCCGTCAGTTTGAACATAGTAATCCTGTCCCGCAGTTAAGCCAGACTGTGCGTCATTGATAGAGCAACCCGTCTGGACAACAGCAGATGTACCGTCAGCAGCGCCGTTGGCGAAGCCTATGAAGTTTTCGGAGGTTAGGTTGGTTGATGTGTAGGCTGGTTGATAAACAATAGCAGTCCCTTTTTCGGTATTACCTTCATCCTCGTAGCAGATAACAGTTTTTCCTGCATTGCTATCGAAGGCCACACCAATATTATTAGTCGATCCATTATTGAATAATATCGGAGTGCCGAAGCTCAAAGTCGTACCCGAAATTGTTGCCGTAACAACTTTCCCTTTATTACTATCGCCGTTATCTCTATAGGCCAGAACTATCTTTTTTGCTATTGAGTCATATGTTGCTTCAGCATAAATATCCCCGATAGAAGCTCCGATAGCCGTTTCGGCCCCGAAGGTTACTGAAGTGCCGCTTATTGTAGCGACAATCCCAGTTAATTTATTTCCGTTACCACCATCGTTATAAAATACAGCAATTTTTTGTGCGATTGGGTCATACGCTGTTGCTAGAACCCCAAGCGAATTATTGAAACTTACATTGGCTCCAAAGCTTATGCTGGTTCCACTAATGCTTGCGACACGGGCGTCCCCTGCTGGAGCATCAACAAATGTAATTAATGATTTCTGTGCGTTTTCGTCATAGGTGATGGTATGCTGGTAGCTTGTAGTCGATTCAAACTGTGCGGCTGTCCCAAAGCTAATGCTATTATTGGCAGGGTTTGTAGTGCCTACAACTGCATAACTAGCATTGCTGTTTGTCTGGTCCGTATATACTATAGCTACTTTCTGAGCATTGCTATCATATGCGATATTTACATACTGAACTTGGCTATCAGTAAAAGTTGCAGGAGTGCCGAAAGAAACTGAAGTCCCCGAAACAACCCCTACCACAGCGGTTCCCTTGCCACTATTGCTGTCGTCCCGATATGCAAATACTACTCGACCTGCATTTGCGTCATATGTCCCCTTGACCCACTCGGTTGCCCCAGCTTCAAAATTTACCTCTGATCCGTAGGTAATAGAGTTATCAGATGGATCAACTGTTCCCACAAGGGCGTTCCCTTTGTTGCTATTCCCCGGGTCCATGTACCCAATAACAACTTTTTGCGCATTTGTGTCGTAAACTACATCAGTGTACCTTGTGTATGAGTCGTTGAAAACAACTTCAGTGCCGACTGCCTCTGACGCACTTGTCTCAGCAACAACACTCACAGTCCCATCGCTATTAACCACAACCGTGTCGCCGTTAGCCAATGCACCACTGGCAACAGCCCGTACTTCACCATCTACAGGTGTGTTGCCTATGGTGCGCATTAGCTGATCTCTTCGTAGCTTACGATGACTTCCAAGTCGTTTGCTGTTCCTGCCGTTGCTGTGATTGAGCGGTCTTCCTCAAGGTAAATCGCTGTGTTCTTATCGAGGGCAACTAACGATGTGTCTGCGCCAACTGAAACAGTGGCAACAAGCGAGTAAGCTGTGCCGCCGCCAGCAGCAGCGCCGTGCATATCGACAGTCACGTCGCAGGCATTTACTCCATCGACGTTGGCAATCTGGATCATGTTAATCTTAAATACCTTGCCGCTGGATGCAGCGTTGCTGACCAGAGTTGTGGCGGAGGTTGATGAAAGTGCAACTGTGGCAGTTTTGCCTGTAATTGTTGCAACATTTACGACGTTTGGTGCGGCCATTGATTTTCTCCTTTAACCGAAAACGATTGCCATAGCAATGGCCTTGCCTGTTGACGCTTTCACGTCCACATCATCTTGAATGTTCTCAAGAACAGTATCAACACTGTCCCAGTTTGCGTTTAACTTCGTACCCCAAGTGTCTTCTGACGCGCCGACTTCGGGCTTAACAAAGCTATAGTTTGTTGTAGTTCCATCAGCCATTACGCGGCCCTTTCTAAATAATCTGCCTTAGACCACGGTGTGGTCGGGTCTGCTGCATCATTCCACTTGTACTGTGCAGACACAACTGTTGTTGACTTACCAGAAGCCGTTGCCTCACCTCTAGCCGTAATTTGACCGTTGGCAATAGTTTGAGACGACGATGTTATGGTTCCATGACCGCGATAGGTTGCGGCGGCGGCAGTTACAACATTAACAACTGGAGAGCATTGCGACGCTCCAACAGCCTCATATACGGCGTTACTGCTAAAGGCGGCAGACGAAACGGCGTCGGCAGAACCTTCTCTCACGCGCAAACTGTCAGACGTAACCGTAAGTTGTGGAGAAATCGTCATTGACGCCGAAGCGTTCTTGACACCCACCGTTGCCATTGTCCCGGTTGCCGTTATCAAGACAGTAAAGCGGAATTCTTTTTCCGCTGTTGCGTTTGCTGAAGAAGCAGCCGAAATTGTAGAGGCGGCATCAACAATAATATCAGCAGCAGCGGAGCCAGTTGACGTTGCCGCGACACTTGCCGACCCGTCAAGAACCTTTAGGCCGCTGGCTGTTACACTTGCCGTTGATGATATTGCAGAAACACCCGCAGCTGTTTTGAAGGCTACGGAAGCAAAAGACGCACTTGCGGTTACTTGAGCTGCGGCATCTTTTACAGTGCCGTCAAACCCAAATAGCCGGGTGCCAAAATTACTTGAACCGTAACCTACCATGATTAGTCTAACGTAATGTCTAGGTCGCCAGTTGGGATGCGGAATACATCGCCAGTGTCGATTGCCTTAGACACGTTGAGAGCTGAAAAGGCGAGCAAGTTGCCAGAAGAGCTAGCGTCAAAAACACCAACGTGCGTAACAGTGCCGTATGACGCTGTAGCAGTTGGGAACTCGACGGCACCAGTGTTCGAGGCAGTGTCACCTGATACGGAGAACGTCACGGACTGACGGGCGTAACCCCCAGTTGATACTTCAGTACCACCTCCACTGTCACTTGGCGGCGCAGTGTACAGCGCAATGAACCAAGCAGTTGGTCGGGTGGCGGTGCCTGTTGTGAACGCGAAATCTAGGATTTCGGTCTCTAAATAATTTGAAAAGCTCATGCTATGCTCCGTTAGATATATCTGTGACTTCTATACACCATCATGCAACTAATAGCTAGTCACACGCATTCTAAGGCCAGAACCAGCAAATCTTGTGTCGTCTGAGGCTTTTTGCAAAGACTGCATGGCTGACGAATACAACGCCGCCCATGTTTGTACTCTAGCGTCATCATTTAAGTATGGTGCGGCCTGAACAAGCGCGCCATACAAGTAAACGTCAGGCGAGTCTTGCAGCAACCAGTTGTAAGTATTTGCATCAGTCAAGTCAGGAATTGACTGGTAATACATAAGCTGCATACCGTACTCACCATCTGGCGTTGGGAAAACCTCAATGCTCTCGCCAACGTGAGAATAAAACTTTGGTGTGCCAGTGGTGTTGGAGTTGTTCTGGCGATACTTAATCATATCGTCAAGGCTTGCCATCTCCAGTGGGCGCGTTCCATCAGTGGTTAAGCTAAAGCGCAAGGTCTCAAGCCAATCAGCCGGAACCTGCACGTAACGACTATCAAGCGTAGCGTCAGCACGCTCAACCATTTTGTAATGCCGCAAGTCACGATTAATGCCAGCCTCAGTCAAACTGATAAAATCAGGAATGACCGCCGTAAGATCATCGCGGTT